CTCTGGGCGGGTAGAAACTCTTCCCTGTGCTTTGCGCCAGTACATCTACGGCAACATTAACTTGCAAGAAACGTATCAGATTCACTCAGGTACAAACGAAGGCTACAACGAGATTTGGTGGTTCTATTGCTCTGCTAATAGTGATATTGTTGACCGCTATGTTATTTACGATTATTTAGATGATGTATGGTCTTATGGAACTATGAGCCGCACTGCTTGGTTAGATTCTGGACTACGCCAATACCCAATGGGTGCCGATACCGACAACTTTAGAATCCTTTACCACGAGAACGGCACTGACGATGTATCAGGACTAACTGCGGTGCCGATTGTGTCTTATATTCAGTCATCTGATTTTGATATTGGAGAGGGGCATAACTTTGGGTTTGTGTGGCGCATACTGCCTGACTTAACGTTTAACGGCTCTACATCGGGTATACCACAAGTTAATATGACCGTAATACCAAGAGTTAACTCAGGAACGTCTTATGGAAACCCTGACCCACAAGCGGTAGTAAGTGCTCAAAGTTACGCTAATCAACGTACTTATGCTGTTCAACAATTTACTGGGCAAGTTTACACCCGTATTAGAGGCAGACAAATGGCGTTTAGAATTGAGTCTAATGAACTAGGGGTTGCTTGGCAGATGGGTTATCCACGGATTGATATAAGACCAGACGGACGCAGATAATGGCACTTAATAGATCTGCACCAATCCGCCCTTCAAAAGCGCCAAACTTACCTAATGCTCCATTAGCTGGGTATAACGCTGGATACTTTGACCAGTATTCAAACGTGCTTCGTTTGTACTTTAACCAGATTGATAACTTTGGTGCAAGTCTTTTAAACGGTTCTGGCGGTGGCTCGGTTACTTTCCCATATGGTGCGTTTTCTAGCGGCGTAACCCAGTCTGCTGCATCTAATACTGCTACAGCTTTAACTTTTAATACTACCGATTTTACCAACGGGTTTTCTATCGTAAGTAGTTCTAGAATTACCCCTGATTACCCCGGTCTTTACAACATACAGTTTAGTGTACAGTTACAAAACCTTTCTAATGCCCCACAAGATGTATATATTTGGCTTAAACAATACACTGCTGCAACAGCCACTTTAGCTGATATTACAGGTTCTACAGGCAAAGTTGGTATGCCAGCAAGAAAAAATCCCGGAGATCCTTTTCACGATATTAAGGGCTGGAATTACTTTGTTTCTATGGCTGCTGGGGATTATATCCAGATTTACTGGTCTACCACAGATGGAACTAACGTAACCATTCCATACTATCCTGCCAGCGCAAGCCCTACAAAGCCGTCAACCCAATCGGTAGTAGCCACAATGTCCTTTGTATCGGCGCTATATTAATGTTAAACTTGACACCAAATAACCTCAAGGTACGCTTATGAGCTTACACACCCTAGCTAAACACGTTCAACAAAAAGGACGCGGTAAAGACCAGATGCTTGTCCATATGACCCCAAAAGAGGTACAGGGGTTACAGGCGCTTGCTAAAGCGCATGGCGGTAGCTTAACAATTAACCCAGAAACAGGGTTGCCAGAAGCAGGGTTCTTAGAACAAATTCTTCCTATCGTAGCTATGGCTGCGGCTACTTACTTTACGGCTGGTGCTGCTGCCCCTGCTCTTAGTGCTGCTCTTGCCGCTGAAGGCATGGCTGTGGGCACTGCTGCTACTGTTGGTGGTGCAATGGCTGGTGCTGGAGCTGGTGCGGGTGTTGGCGCTATTGGTGCTGCAGCGCAAGGTAAAGACGTAGGTCAAGGCGCTCTTTATGGTGGTCTTGGTGGCGCTATATCGGGTGGTATGGGTGCTTATGGCGGTGCTGGAGATGTTGCTGGTGAAGCGGCTAAAACAACTGCACAAACAGGCCAAGTAGTCGATTCTGTAAACCAAGGTGCGCAAGCTACAGACACTATTAAACAAGTGGCTGGACCCGGAATGCCGCAAGTTCCTAGTGCATCTATTCCAGCAGACCAAGTAGCTAACCTTCCTTATTCTGGACAAGGTTCAACAAACACTGTTCCAGAAGGTTATAAATTAAATGAATTTGGTGATGCGTATAAAGCACCGCCCCCACAACAAAATTTTTTACAAAAACTAGTTAACAACCCTTCCGTTCCAACACCATCTGTTGAAGATAATAAAGCAGTTCCCCCAAGTTATTACAGTACTATGAGTACGCCGGGTAAGGCTATGACTCAAGTTCTTCCGGGTATTGGAGCTGATATTGGCATGAATACAGTTGCGGGGGTCAACAACACTACAGAAGATCCTGCTGGCAGCGCAGTAACTCTTTCTCCTAATTTTCAAGGGTATACCCCACCTCAACCTAAACCATACTATCAAGCTCAATACACACGTTACGCTGCTGATGGTGGTTTAATGGCGCTATCTGGTGGTGGTGATCCCGCTAAGAAAAAACAACGTGCTAATTTAACTGCTGATAGAACTATGGCTGCTATGAGTGCAGACCAAGCTGGGTTGGCTATGCTTAATAACGCTCGTTATGGCGCTAATATGACTGGCACATCTCCATTACGTTCAGGTATGACTTTGGGCGACTTACCTGCTAATGCCGTTGCTGGTGCTCGGGGTGGTCTTGCAGACTTAGGTGGTTACTCAGATGGTGGTCGTTTATTAAAAGGTCCCGGCGATGGCATGTCAGATAATATCCCAGCTCAAATTGGTCGTAAGCAACCTGCGCGCTTGGCAGATGGCGAGTTTGTGGTACCTGCTGATGTTGTTTCTCATCTTGGTAATGGGTCTACTGCAGGCGCAAAGCGCCTTTATGCCATGATGGATAAAGTTCGTACTGCTCGTACAGGTAAAAAGAAACAAGCGCCGTCTGTTAACTTTAAAAGTGGAGTACCAGTCTAATGGGTGGAATGCTTGGTGGGGGCGGAGGTGGTGGAGGCGGTTCAGTAAGTCCACAATATGGTTCTGGTAAACCCGGTGTGGCATATACTGCTCCTGCGTCCGCTTCTCCTGAAGCAATGGCTAATAGATACGCATCCCAATACACCCCTCAAACAGCTACACCGTTTTTGCAAAACATTATGGCTCAGCATAGTGGGCAGACCCCGCAAACCACAAGTCTTGGCTTACCTAGTTTACAAAGTATGTTTGGCATGCAACAGCAAAGCGCTCCTTATCAAAGCGGGTTGCAACAACTAGCACCATTAGCCCCTTACGTTGGTTCTAATTACAGACCAAATATGGCAGCAATTAATCAGAATTTAAATAACGTAGTACCCAGTGTAAGGCTACAACAGCAACAGGCAGCAGAAGCGCAAGCTAAATGGGATGCAGAACACCCAGCACCAGCAACAGATAACGGCCCATCTTGGTCTGGATGGACTGGTTAATTGAATTTAACTATTCAACCCGTCTTTACTGCAGCATTTCACCAAGCATGGCCTTTGGTTAAAGAGTTTTTAGCTGAAGCGTTAAAATGGGGTGAAGATGATTACACCGCTGAACAAGCTAAAGTAATGCTAGCTAACGGGCAATGGCTTTTGGTAGTTGCAGTAGATGAAGAAAATACAATTCACGGTGCGGCGGCAATTAATTTTAATAATATGCCTAACGACAGAGTTGCGTTTGTAGTAGCTATTGGCGGTAAATTAATTAGTAATCAAGACACTTATGCGCAGTTTACAGCTTTACTTAAAGCACAAGGCGCCACTAAAATACAGGGTGCCGCAAGAGAATCTATTGCACGGTTGTGGACTAGATACGGGTTTAAAGAACGCTACAGAATTGTAGAGGCAAAAATATGAATATATTAAAAATGTTGAAGTGGTGGTTTGTAGATCAGTTTATGTTCTACGGAGGTTCTTCTGGTGGTGGTAGCTCTCAACCTACACAAAGCACTACTGTTAATACCAACGTCCCAGAATACGCACGTCCGTATGTGGAAAACATGCTTGCGTCTACACAGTCGCAAATTTATAACGACGACATGACGTCGTTTAGGCCATACCAACCATATAGTTCAAATCCTAACGATTATGTAGCAGGGTTTTCTCCGTTACAACAACAATCTCAAGCTGGCGCTGCTAATTTAACAACTCCTGACCAGTATGCTGCAGGTAGTAGTTTGTCAGGTATTTCAGGTTTAGGTTCTTTAGGTATTGCAGGACAAGCAGCTGGTGCAGGGCAACAATACGCACAACAAGCGCAAGACCCACGTTCTATGCAAGGCTATATGTCGCCATATATGCAAAACGTAGTTGACTATCAAAAGAGTCAAGCACTACGTGACTATGGGATTGGGCAAGGTATGCGTAACCAGCAAGCTGTTGGTTCAGGTGCTTTTGGCGGTAGCCGTCAAGCTATTGTAAATTCTGAAGCTCAACGTAGTTTAAATAGTCAGCTACAAGGTATTGAAGCTACAGGTTCACAAAACGCATTCCAAAATGCACAACAGCAACAACAGTTTGGTGCTAACTTAAATATGCAAGGTTACGGCGCAGCATTACAAGGTTTGGGGCAAGCTAATGCTGCAGGTGCTAATTTAGGTCAATTAGGTACACAACAACTTGGTGCGCAGACAAATATTTTAAATACGCAATCTCAAGCGGGCGCTCAACAGCAAGCGCAAGAACAACAGAAGATTAATCAGTCTATTCAAGATTACGCTACTGCACAACAGTATCCATACATGCAGCTTGGTATTATGAACTCTATGCTTAGGGGTTTACCATTACAGTCTTCAACAACACAAATGTATCAAGCGCAACCTAGTACAGGTCAGCAACTTTTAGGCTATGGCCTTGGCGCCTTGGGCGCGTACAAAGCGTTTGGTTAAGGAATAAATATGACACCATCTATGGGTATGGCAGCACCGAAAGGCATGGCAACCGCTCCTCAAGCAGGATTAGCCGCTATTGCACAACCAGCTACGGCTCCTAAAGGCATTTCATCAGGCAATATGGCTCAGGTTATGGCACTAGCCCGCAAAATGAGCGATGGGCAGTTGGCTGAAGTACTCCAAGGTAAGAGTCTTGACGTTCCACAATACGTTGCAATGACTGAAGCTATGGGTCGTAAACAGTTGCGTACTGCTATGAGTGGTCAACAGGCTATGGCGCAAGCTCAACAACCTAGCGTTAAAGAAAAGTTGTTGATGGGCGACCAACCACAGATGCCACAAGGTATGCCCCAACAGCCTATGATGGCTGCACAAGGTGGGTTAATGTATTCCGATGGTGGTATTGCTGATTTGCCTGCTCCTAACATGGACTCTATGGACATGGCTAGCGGTGGTATTGTTGCGTTTGATGAGGGCGGAGAAGTACCACGTTTTAATGGTGAATATTCTAGTCTAGTTAATCCGTTGCAATACGTTTCTATGCCGACAGATCCAAATTACGTTCCTTCTAAAGAAGAAAGTGAGTCTCAAAAGCTACGCCGTATTATTGCTGAAAATCAAGCAGAAGAAGAAAAACGTAATGCTGGGATTAAAGATTTTATATTTACGCCAAGTCAACGTACACGCGCTGCAAGAAAAGATGACGTTGCAACAACCGCTAAAACCGCTGCCATGACGCCAGACCAACTGACTGCGCTTGCTACAAATAAAGGCGTTTTTCCAGAAGGTTCTCCTGCGTTGCCCGGCACAGGAGCGGCAGCTGCTCCTGATGTAACAATGCCTGCTAGAAAAGCTGTTGGAACAGCGTTAAATGCTCCCGGTCCTGACAAAACTAAAGCTGGTATTGGCGGTACTGATGAGTTTGCTAGCTACATGGATATGGTTAAGAAAAACAGAGACGGTTTCTTATCCAAACTAGAAGGTATGGGCGCTAAACAACGTGAAGGTCTTGCCCAATTAAAAAGCCAAGGTGGTGGCGAAGCTCTTTTAAACATAGCTAGCGCTTTGTTTAGCAACCCTAATATGGCTATGGCAGCGGGTCAAGGGGCTTCTGCAGTTGCTAAAACAGCGGCAGCGTCTCGTAAAGAACAACGTGCTGTTGAACAAAGCGCTAATGAAATGGATTTTAACCTTGCTAAAGCTCAAGAAGCTGCTTCTAGAGGTGATATGGAATCCGCTCTTATGTTTAAGAGATTACACGACGAAGCCGCATATAGAAAACAAGACCTTTCACTTAGAGCTGCTACGCTTAATCAAGAACCAGAAGCATTACGTACTTTAAAAGGTATTGCAGGTAATCCGCAACTTGAAGCTTTATACGGCAAAACAGGCAAAACAAACCAGATGTCGTTGACTGATGCGGCTAAGCAATGGAATGACATGCCAAAAGATAACAGAAAGTACTATAAAGAATTGCAAAGTATGGGTATTAATAGCGAGCAAGACTACTACAGATATGTAAATGGTTCGCTGCTTTCTGCTACAATTCCGGGACAGGGCGCACAAACAAGACCATACTAGACCCGCCTACTAGTTTAAAAAGTAAAACTTATGCCATATTTGCGTTTACCCGATGGTTCCTACATGGATGTGCCCGAAGGGGTATCACAACGCGAGGCATTGGCGCACGCTCAAGAAAAATACAAAGACTTATACCAGCCAGCTGAAAAACCCGATACTGGGTTAACTGGCGCCGCTAAAGCAAGCTACCAAACATTAAAAGGCGACCTTGCTGCTGTAGCCGGTAAAACTGGTTTAATGGACATAGGCGAAGCCGAAAAGTACCAAAAAGAACGTCAAGCCGAAGCCGCGCGTATTTACAAACCAACTAAAGAAAGTTGGTCTGAAGCGCCATTTTTAAAAGCCCGTGAGTTACTGGGTGGTTCGTTACCGTATATGGCGGCTCCTATTGCAGTTGGTGGTGCGGCTGCTTTAGGTGGCGCTCCAATTGCGGCAGGTGCAGGTCTTGCCGGTTTAGCGTCTGGTCTACAATTCACAGGATCAAACCTATCTCGTGATCTACAAGAAGGGCAATCATTACAAGAAGCTAGCCTAGGCAAAGCAGTTGCAGCCGCTATCCCGCAAGCTGCGTTAGACGTAGTTGGTTTTAGGTATTTGCCGGGCGTACAAAAAATATTTAAGTCTGCTGGTGTTGAGCTTTCAGAACAAGCGGCTAAAAAAATTATTGAAGCAGGCACAGTAAAAACTGCTGGGCAGTACATTGCTGGTGGCGCAAAGATTGCTGGTATTGAAGGCGCTACAGAAGCAGGGCAACAGTTTTTTGAACGTTTACAAGCTGGCTTAAACATTGCTGACGAACAAGCCCGTAAAGAGTACCTTGAAAGTTTTGTTGGTGGCGCTGTATTAGGTGGTATTGCCTCTCCGTTTGGTGTTGCTGGTAAACGTGGTGAAGCTAAAGATGTTCTTTTAAAAGAACAAACAAAACGCGATGAAGCAACATCCGCTGCAGAAGAAGCACGCAAACAAACTCCAGAATACCGTGCAGAACTTGAAACCCAACGCAACGACATACAAGGGCGCATTACTCAGATCCAGTCTGTTCTTAAAGACCCCCGCCTAGATAAAGAAGCGGTTGATGAAGGCAAGAAAGAAATTAAAGACCTTCAAGCCCAGCTCAAAGGTCTTGTTGGCGAGTTAAAAACTGCTGGCGCTCCAGCCGAAGAAACGCAGGCGTTTAGTATTGACCAAGCTATTGCTGAAAGAAAAGCTCAAGAAGAACAGGAATCTGCTAAAAACGAGCAGGCTCAAAAGGTTAAAGAAGATTCGCAAGGCTTTATTAAAGAACATCAAGGCTTAGCTAGCACAGTAGACTACTTGCAAACAAAACTGCAAGACGCTATGAAAAATAGCAACATCCAACAAGCTGAAACTTTTGGGGACTTACTTGATAAGAAAAGCGCTGAACTGCAACAGCTATCCGAGATTGCACAACGTGCTGGTATAAACGTACGTACTCCTGAAGCACAGTTAAAGAGTGCCAACAGCGCCTTAAAGAAAGCGCAAAACCAACTAGCAGTAGCTAGTGAAGACGCTAACTTAACTTCAGATAAACGTAAAGAACTTATTCAGTCTATTAAAGATGCGCAGACTAAAATAGACGAGTTAAACACACAAGTATCTCAGCGCAAAGAAGAAACCGCAGCCAGCCAAGCACTAGCGCAGAAACAAGAAGAGCGCCTGCAAGGCCCAGTTAAGTACAACAAAAAGACTGGCAAGTTTGAAATACTTAGCGAAGAAGAAATTAGCGAGCCAATTGATATGGCTGAGTACGAACTCAGAGCTAATGAAATGACCAACAACCGCCTTGCTGGTTTAGGGGCTGCAGCAAGCGAACGGCAAAGAGCTTTTGGTGAAATGGATACAGTCCAGAAAGTGGCTGAAGAAATTGACAAAGGTAATCTATATAACACTTCTGCAAAACTCCTTGGCTTAACAACAAGCGCTGGTAAAAACGGCAAGTGGTCGTTTAGCGACCCACAAGAAGCAGCAATTCTACGCAAAGAAGTTGCAGATAAACTTGACGAGATTGAAAGAGATCGCGCCACTGCAGAGCAGAATAAGATGGATTTGCCTGCTGATCCACGCACCCCTTATTTAGAACAGTTGTTTGAAAAGTTAAGTGAAAATGCTGCTGTTGAGCCGGGCACGCTACCCAAATCTAAAGTAGAAAGCCGTAGAGAGTTACGTTATCGTCAAGCTGA